GCGATGGCGGCACGCCCACCGGAGCCAACGGCGCAACCGGCGTCATTTCTGTGACGTGGAACCGGGAGGCGACGGCGATCGACGTGTCCCACCGCGGGCTCGTCAACGCCAGCGGCATTTCCTACAAGGCCGCGACGGGCGGATTCATCACCCGCACCGCCGAGATCGAGTGCCTTGACGCCACGGCCGTGATGACGAGCCTCGCGTCGGCCGGCACGGGCTACATCGTCACGAACGTCTCCGAGAATCGGCCGCTCGACGGGCCGGTGACGTTCACGCTCACCGCCAAAAAGACCTCCTGACATGCGGAGGCACGGATGGCGATCTCCCTCGGGCGTGATGCCGGTCTGACGTGGGACGGCGTGGCCGTGCCTGGCGTCCGTGATGTCACCGTGAGCTACGCCGCGGTGACCCGTGAGTTCCAGCCGTTCGGCTCGCGGACGATCGTGTCGTACCACACGGGCTACAGCGTCTCGCTCACCGTCGAAACAATCGACGACGCCGCGGCATCGACCGCCGTCGCGGCGAGCCTTGCCGGCACGGAGATCGCAGTCGTGGCCGGCGGGCACACGTTTACGGCGGTCGTCGTGAGCGTCTCGGATGCGCAACCGCTCGACGACGTTCGGGCGTACGCCATTCAGATGCAGAAGACCACCGCAGGGCTCCGATCATGAGAGAGTTTCGGGACGACCAGGGCCGCCCGTGGCACGTGTCGCTGACCGTGTCGTCGGCGGCGAGGGTCAAGGATCTCGTCCGCGTCGTGCCGCCGCCGAAGTCGGCCGACGAGCCGGCCCCGACCGAGCCAGTGCCGCTCGACCTAATCGACGCCGGCGACATCGCTCGCACGTTTCAGATTTTGCGGAGCAACTTCTCGGCCCTCGGCGAGACGCTCTACGCTCTGCTCCTGCCGGCGATCGAGAAAGCCGGGCTCTCGAAGGACGAGTTCCTCGACGGGCTCCGCGGCGAGTCGCTCGAGCACGGAGGGGTAGCGGTCGAGGAGGAGCTGATCGCTTTTTTCCCCCCTCGCCTTCGCGGCGTGGTGACCTCGCTCGCGGCTCGGATGACCGAGCTGGCGGAGGAGGTGACCCGGCAGGCGGAGGCGGCGCTGCGGACACCTGGGCCGTCGTCTGGGAGTGTGCCGGCATCCTCGGCGTCCACCCCGGAGAGTGGACCGTCCGTCAACTGATGGCGGCCCGTGATGCACGCCTTGAGTCTGATTGGTGGCACACGGCACAGCAGATGGCGCAGTTTTTCAACGCTCACCGGGGGCAAGGCAAACCGCCGATGGAAGCCGCGAAGTTCAACCCGTTCTCGACGCAGCGACCGACACCGAAGAGAGAGCCGACACAAGCCGATCTTGAAGCCTTGTTTGGACCCGCGGGAGGGTGATCTATGAGTGCATCAGCAGTCCGCGGCGGCCAGGTGTACGTCGAGATCGGTGCGAACCCGTCGAAGCTGCTGAACGCGCTTCGGATCGTCAACACGCAGATCGGAAATCTCGGATCGTCGATGGCCGACATCGGCACAAGCATGGCGGCCGCGGGCGGTGCTATCACGGCACCGATCGCCGCGGCTGCGTTCGCGTTTGCTGGGCAGAACGCCGAGATCGTCAAGGCACAAGAGGCGCTCAAGGGCATTGGGCAAGAGGTTGGGGCGGCCGTCGCGCCGGCGTTTGCGGGGATGGCGAAGGTGGTCACCGGGGCAGCCAATGCGGTCTCACGGTTTATTCGCGAGAACCCGAAGCTCATACAGCAGATGCTCATCCTCGGCGGCACGCTGACGGGTGTTGGGGCGACACTTTTCGGCGTAGGGACCGGCCTAAACATGCTCACTCGCGTCGTCGGTCCGATCTCGGCGACGCTGTTTGCTTTTGCGAAGTCTGCAATGGCAGTGGGTGCATCACTCATCACTATTGCCACAAGCGGCCCGGTACTTGCTCTCGCGGCGGTCCTCGGTGGTGTGGCGTTCGCCGCCCAGGCGGCCGGTGTTGATATGTCCGACCTTGCGGCAAAGGTCGGCGCTTCGTTTCAAGGACCGATCGGACAGGCACAGCGACTGTTTTCCGATCTGGCAGCCACGGCATCAACGACCGTGGACGGCATCTACAACGCCATCGCGGCCGGTGACATTGCCGCCGCCGTCGACATCTTGTGGGCCGGCGTGAACGCCGCGTGGCTGCGAGGGCAGCAAGCGATCATGAACGCTGTTGATCCGTGGTCGAGCATGATCCAAAACACGTTCGACTTCCTGTTCACGAACGTCTTGATCGGATGGGACTTGCTCGCCACAGATTCGTCGAGGGCGGTTCGCAAGGTGTTGGCGGTCGTGATGGGCATCTTCGACGAGCTGGCGAATGGCGTGATGGCGACTTTCGACACGATCGTGGGCGAGATTCAGAAGGCGTGGATTCGCATTACCGGCTATCTCACCGGGGCGAAGGACACGCAGACCAAGCTCGACGCCATCGACAAGGAAAACCAATCAAGGGCGGATCAGCGGGGCAAGGACCGGCCCGGCCTTGCCGCCCGCATGAATGAGGCGACCGCCACGAACACGCAAGCCAACAAGGACGCCATCGATAGGGCAGTCACAAGTACGCTCAATCTTGAGCGTCGAATGATGGGCCGAGAAGACGCGAACCGGCAGCGGGCTGCCGACCGAGCCCAGGCCGTTGCCGACGCCAACGCCGCACTTCAACAGAAAGTCGGTCAGACACAGGCTCCAGCCGAGATCGATCCGAAGGCATCCGGCAACTTTACGACGAGCGTGGCCGGCACGTTCTCGGCGTTTGGCCTCGGCCAGCTCGGCAGCGGCAACATCGACAAGCAGCAGCTCGACGAGTTGAAGCGCATCCGCGAGGAGCTGCAACGTCAGGCCCGCATGGGCGGCATCGGACCGTGAGGAGGACCGCGTGGCTATCACTTGGGTCGAGGATTCGACAAGCCGTTCGTCCACGATCTACCGGCTCGGCCGGCGGGATGCGAGCACCCGCGTCCGTGTGTGGAACGTAATCGGCACGACCGACGAAGACGCTCTTCACGCGGACATCAACGCCAAGGTCTCGTCGCTCTACGCCTATTGGACGTACCCCGGTCAGCCGCAAGTGAAGCTCCGGGCCGAGAATTACGCCGTCGCCTACCAGGGCGACGACGCATGGACTGTCACCGTCAGCTACGAGAAGCTCGGCGCGGACGATCCGACGCAGACCGGGCCGCTGAAAAAGGTGAGATCGTTCGACACGACCGGCGGCACGCAGACCGTCAAGCAGTCCCGCGGCGGCGGAGCCGGGGAGCGGGTGTACGGTCCGGCGGGAGAGTTGTCCGGGCAGAACAAGCCGACGATGTACGGGGCGATCAACGTCGACGACCGCGGCATCAGCGGCGTCGACATCGTGGTGCCCCAGCTCACGTGGACCGAGTCGTACGAGGTGCCTTCGAGCTACGTCACGACCGCATACATCCGCACGGTCCACCTTCTCACCGGATCGGTCAACGCCGACCCGTTTCGCGGGTTTCGCAAGAACGAGGTGTTGTTTCTCGGCATGACCGGATCGCAGGAGTGGGATGCTCAAAAAGGCGACGGGCCGTTCTCGCTGTCCTATCGGTTCTCGGCGACGCCGAACCGGGGCAACGAAGCTTTCGGCGGACTGCCGCCCGAAAGCATCGGAGACATCACGGCCTACAACAAGTACGGCCATGACTTCTTGTGGGTGAAGTACGCCACAGAAGACGATCAGAACAACAACATCGTCATCCCGAAGCCGCTCTTCGTGTACGTCAACAAGGTCTACCCGGACGGCGACTTCTCGAAGATTGGGATCGGTGTTGCATGAGCGACGGTCGCGTAACGCCGGGGCCGATCAAGGGGCAGCTCTCCGCCCGTGCGTTGAACCGTGCCCAGGAGGCGGCCGACATCGTGCTCGGGCAGCGTCCGAACGGCGCTACCGACGGGCCGGGGTTCGGCCCGGTGCCGTACACGCCGATCCTCGCGAAGAACAACACGACCGGCACGGTGCGACGCTGGGGCGTCCTCTCCGTCGCCGGCGTCGTCTTCACGCCGTCCGGTGCCACCGGCAACGCGACGCAGCAATTCCAAGATCAGCCTGTGCTATCGGGTGGCCTGCCGACCGGCGGCTCGGCGTTCGTGGTTGCCGTCGAGCCGATCGCGGCCGGCAAGATCGGCAGGGTGGCGGTGGCGGGGGTGGTGCAGGCGAAGGTTGACATCGTCAGCCACTCACACACCCACGTGAAAGCGAAGGACGGCGATCTCACGCAGCTCATCACGTCCGGCAACGGCGACGCCGAGATTCTGTGGATGGAGCCGGGGACCGGCACCGGCAAGTGGGCCGTGA